CATTGAGGAAATCAATCTTCAAGAAATAGATCCTGTAATAAAAGATAAAGAATCTGGGAAATGGAAGATTGATGTTCCTGGTATTAAAGTGTTTTTTGATATAACTGGCGCATTCGATTATAGTCAAGGACAAACGTACTTTGGTACCGGAATACAATTCATCAATAAAATTGTACACGGAGACCTTAAAGCAGCAAATCACGCCGGATTTGTTCTAAGTGATGGTAGAATTTTGGACGCGATAACTTCCGGTGTCGGAATAAGAGACGGATCTGAGATAGAAAAAAATCCTCAAAATTATATTATTTTTAATGTTGGTGGTAGCGAAGACAAATTAATCGCCGCGTATAACGACTTAAAAAAAGTTATAAAAGGATATGATACCTCTGGAATAGTCAGACAAATAAAACAAAAATTTCCAAAGTTGTGGGGATTGTTCAATAGATTTAAAAATGTCGAAGATAAGTTCAAAGAAGATGGGCAAGAAGAATTCTATTGTTCCGAGTTTGTTGCAAATTTGTTAGCCAGAGTTGGTATTGTAAATGTAAATGAACTCGTAAAGGCAAATGTCAGTGAAGAATTAAGTGGAATTGATTCTGCCGATGAACTGGATCCCACTCAATTATACAAATTGATAAAATCCAAGGCTAAGTTGCTGGATATTATTCCAGTGTAGTTTTTTATATTAAATAAAAAACCCCGATTTCTCGGGGTCTTTTTTTGTACATTTAATTTTATGGAGTTGTAGTGGTTGGAGTTAATGTTGGCGTTGGTGTAGGAGTTGGAGTAGATGTTCTTGTAGTAGAAGGTGTTGGCGTTGGTGTAGGAGTTGGAGTAGATGTTCTTGTAGTAGAAGGTGTTGGTGTTGGAGTACGTGTTGGAGTACTGGTAAGGGTAGGAGTTGGAGTAGGAGTAGGAGTTTCTACGCCGTCGGTATCTCCAACACCTGCTCCAGGCGCTGCATTTGCTTGCATAGCAGCCATTTGTTCATTGAAGTCACGTACAATACGAGCGTATTGCTCCATTAACTTATTCAAAGGTTGCTTGTCTTTATTTATCTGATAGAATGTTTGCCACGGTATTAGCATAATAGTAATATATATTGTTATCTTATCTCAAAAACACATAAATTTGGACCGTCTGTTTCACCAAATGCATAATTTCCTCCGTTAATAGTATTTACTTTTAATGCATAAGTGTGTGTACCAGCTGGAGGATTATCTACACAACTTATTCCATATGGACTATTTTCATTGGCAGCGTCTCCTTCAGCTTGTACGGGTTTACCGATAGCTGTAGATCCACGATACAATTGAAATATACACCATCCACCAGCGCTAGCATTGTTTGCATCTCCAGTACAAGAAACAAATACAGGATTTCCCGTCGTGGTTAGGCTAACACTTACAACGGTTGCTGGCGTTGTTGCACTACTGAGTATTGTTATACTACCTGTATCCGATTGTACATAGTTTGATGTAAATCCATATTGAGTTGGAAGAGAACCTGTGATAAGTTCATTGTTTGGTCCTGGAATAATTGGTGCTGGCATATGTTAATGTATTTTATAATAAATATATACGTACCAATAAAAAATGTTGACAAAAGGTTATTATAATGTATCATCATGGTATGAAAATAAAAAAATCAAATCGTATATCTAAAAAAGACAAATTACTTCTTAATAGCTTTTCTGATACTCCGTCGGATTTGGTGTTTTGGAGTTTTCGCTATTTTCTTGGTCGGATGACTATTGCAACTTGTTGTTTTGCTAGAGACTTGGCAAATAGTTGGCCACATTTGGATGAACGAGTAAAAGAACTTATCAAACGTGAACTCGAAAGAGAGTTTGAACGAGACGATGAAGCTCGTGCTCTTCGTAAAGCGGCTAAGGAAGAAGACAGATACAAGATATATGCTCCGCTTGGGCATGATTGTGATCGTGAAGCATGGGAGCTTGTAAGAAAAGCATATACAAATGAGTGAACGTAAATTAGCATCTATCCAGATTATTAGCGACATCCGGCCCATAGAGGGCGCCGATGCTATTCTTTGTGCAAAAATTCTTGGATGGGAATGTGTGGTTAAGAAGAACGAGTTCAAAGTTGGAGATAAGTGTGTCTACTTTGAAATTGACAGTATTCTTCCTATATCAAGTTGGAACGATCATCTTCGTAAAGAAAAAGACAAACCGCTTCGTGTTAAAACAATACGTCTTCGTGGTCAACTTTCGCAGGGATTGGCTTTACCTATAAGTTTACTTCCAGAAGGAAATTATGATGTTGGGCAAGATGTTACAAACATTGTTGGTGTAACAAAGTATGAACCAGTCGTTCCAGCACATTTGGCTGGAGTTGTAAAAGGAAACTTCCCAGCATTTCTACATAAGACAGATGAAGTTCGTCTTCAATCTGAACCAAATGTTCTTGTTGAAGCGCGAAACAGAGGACTTGTTTTGCTTGGAACATTAAAGATGGATGGTACAAGTTTTACAGCATATCGCCGTGATGATGAGTTTGGTGTATGTTCTCGTAATCTCAACTTAAAAGAAACAGAAGACAATGCACACTGGAAGATGGCTCGCAAGTTGAAACTTGAAGACATCCTTCGTAGCGAACCTCGTAATCTTTGCGTTCAAGGTGAAATGGTTGGGCCAGGCATTCAATCAAATCGTATGGGTCTAAAGGAAGTTGAACTATATCTTTTCAACCTATTTGATATTGATACTGGAAAATATGCTTCTTATCACGAACTAAAGACGTTTGCTGAAAAGCACAAGCTGAACATAGTAAAACTTGTAAAAGATATTGACTTCTTTGAAGTAGGCCCAAAAACATCAAAGGATCTTCTTGATATTGCCAATGATCTTAACTATGACAATGGAACTCCCGCGGAAGGCATTGTTTGGCGTTCTGCGTGCGAGTCATATAGCGAAGTGCTAAAAGGTCGTATGAGTTTTAAAACAATATCAAACAGATTCTTGGAAAAATATAAAGAATGAGACCACTACATTTCAAAACAAACGAAGGATATAAGATCTGGTTTGTATCAGATCTACACCTTGGTCATGCCAAAGATTTTATCATCGGTCCACGCAAATATTCCAACGTCACGGAAGCGTATACTCATACGTTTCAGATGCTTCAAGAATATGTGGGACCAGATGATATTCTTTTCAATCTCGGTGACGCGGTTTGTGGAGCCGGACCAAGCACGGAGGAGTTTGCAAAACGTCTGGCGTTTCTTCCATGTCGCAAACAGTATTTCCTTTGGGGCAATCATAATGCCGGCGTGAAAGAGTTATACCGTGAAGCCAAAAAAAGCATTGGTATGGATATGGAAGATGTTGACGTATATCCTTTGACATACCCAGGCAGCAACTTTGCGTTCCTTGGTGACTATATTGAAATATTCATCGACGGAAAGCCCGTTGTACTTTGTCATTATCCTATTTCGAGCTGGCACAACATCAGCGACAATGGTTATATGATTCACGGGCATTGCCATCGTAATTTGAAAGAACATATCAGTAGAAGAATAGACATCAGCTGGGAATGGCTTCGTAGACCCGTCGAATGGACAGAGCTAGACAGAGAATTGCGTAGTCAGAAGGTTGCTGTTGTGGACCATCACGGAGCAGACAAATTCTTTGAATAATATGAGCTATCAACTATTTCTTGACGACGAAAGATTACCCCACAGAGTAACGTGGGTAAATCTTCCCGCTGGCCCTTGGACAGTTGTTAGAAATTATAATGAGTTTGTTAAATATATCGAAAAGAATGGAATACCTATTTTTGTTAGTTTTGATCACGATCTTGCCGAAGAACATTACATACCAGAAGTAAAAGAAGAAATTTACAAAGAGAAAACTGGTTATCACTGTGCAAGATGGCTTATTGAAAAGTGTATGAATGAAAATCGAAAGTTTCCAGACTATGTGGTTCATAGTATGAACCCTATAGGAAGAGAAAACATACGATCTATTATAGAAAACTATAAAAACCTCTCAAATCGCTGAGTTTTTTGTATATACGTATTTTTACGATTTAATTATAATATATCGAGTATATATTATATTTATTTTTAATGAAATACCTGAAGTTTAGTATATTTTTAATTATAATTTGTCATTTTGGGGTGGCGAGTGACATGGTACATGGGTTTAAATCTGCAACATTTAATGGAGCGGGCTTCTCTAGTGTAGCGCTTACGGTAGAAAACCTCGCTAGAACACGCAAACAGTCTATAAAGGATACAGCAAAGAACGAAGTGGAGCAGGCAAAAATACAGGCCTTAAATACTCCGTTAAATACTTTTATAAATAATCTACAAGCTAGAATATACTCACAATTGGCTTCTCAAGTCACTGACCAAATATTCAACGCAAGTGGTCAAACATTTGGTATAATAAATCTTCAAGGTGGAGCAACCGTAACTTGGCAACGAAACGGAGATTTTGCTACACTTTATATAATCGATCCTGCAAGCGGAAGCACAACTCAAATAACCGTACCAGTCGGTTCCTTAACCCCACCACCAAACGGATGAAAAAATATGCTTTGCTTATTTTATCAATTTTGTTACTAAGTGGGTGCGGTTCGTTACCAAGAAAACCGGCGATACTCGACACACCCAGAACCCAAAACTCTCCTATGGAGAAAGAATTGGCGGGTTTACCAGAAATAGATGGGTCTAGAATAACAATAGGAGTCTATGGTTTCGCTGATAAAACCGGGGCAAGAAAAACTACCGACACGTATGCGTCATTTTCTTCCGCGGTTACTCAAGGAGCAGAAAGCTGGTTGATTGATGCATTAAGAATGGCAGGGCAAGGAAAATGGTTTCAAGTGCTAGAAAGAGCTAGCCTTGATAATGTTATCAAAGAAAGACAATTAATTTCACAAACGAGAGAAAGCTTTCAAGGAAAGAATTCTGAAAAACTGGCACCTATGCTTTTTGCAGGTATACTAGCTGAAGGAGGTATTGTCGGATACGACAGTAATATTCTTACCGGTGGAGCTGGAGCAAGTATACTCGGAATATCTGGTACAACTCAGTATCGCAAGGATGTAGTCACAGTTTCATTAAGATTTGTAAGCGTACAAACAGGAGAAATCATCCTAAGTACAGCAGTAACAAAAACAATTTCCAGTGTAGCCTTAAACGGAAACTTATTCAAGTTCTATGAACATGGTGTTTTGCCTGTCGAATCTGAACTTGGTCTAACAGCGAATGAACCCAACACAATTGCGGTTCGTAGCGCAATAGAAAAGGCCGTGATAGACATTATCTATCAAGGTGAAAAAACAAATCTCTGGAAATTTAAAAAGCAAGATAAAACATCATGAAAACAATAAATGCACTAAAGGTTATATTTTTATCATTGGCCTTTGGGCTAATTTCATCACTGGCACAAACGCCTGGTACGTTAGCTCCTATAGCTGGAAATAATCAGGGAAATCAAATATATGTTAATCAAATAACAACTGGTGGTGACACAACCTTCATACAAAGTGGAGGAAATAACAGAATCGGTTCTTTTGCTTTACCAAGCAATATCACGGGAGATAATATCTTCTTTGAAATGCGTCAAATTGGTAACGGAAACAGTACCGACTTTAGTATCATTGGAGCAAATAATCTAAAATTGCTGTCCGCGTTTGCTGGAGATAATAATGAACAAAGATTATACTTCAATGGTTCAAACAATAATATGAACTTCAGATTTGACGGTAACAGCAATAAACTGTGGATCAGCAACGATACAACAGTATATCGTGACGGTGGAGCAAATACCGCTAGCGATAAAGCTACACTATCATACTCTGATATGCAGATAAAGTTTGCTGGAAACAGTAATACATTTGCATATGCTACCACGGATGGTTTAAACAACTATCTAAAGTATGATGTTACTGGAAACAGCAATACCATCAAGACCACTCAGATTGGAAGCGCTGGCACAAACAGTCGGCAATCTGGACACTATCAGGATGTAACTATTCTTGGTGGTTCAAACGATGTTATGATATATCAACAAGGTACTGTTCAACAGTATTTCCAATATAGTTTGACTGGAAGTAGTAATACAGTTCGTGTATCACAAACTGCAACTGCCGCTCCTACATTCACAATCAACAATACAAATCAACTGGCTCCTCAAGGACCAGCAAGTGCTACAACTGTAATAAGTAACCCATAATGGTTAAAAATGTTATACTGTTGTTTTTATTGTGTTCAAACCTGTTTGGTTTCATAGGAAAGCTAACAGAGGTGACTGGCCCTACGCAGGTAAGTAGGGCCAGCACCAAACTTGAGGGAAAAGTAGATGTTGGTGTAGAGATGAACGACACAATTGAAACTCTTAAAGCACGTGCTGGTATTACCTTTGAAGATGGAACCAGAGTACAGTGTACCGAATTTAGTAAGCTGGTTATAGACGAGTTTGTGTATGATCCTAGTAGTGGAAAAGGTAAACTTGGACTGAAGGCGTCGATGGGAACGGTGAGATATGCGTCTGGTCTAATAGCCAAAAATAATAAAGAAGAAGTTAAGGTTAAAACGCCAACAGCATCTATATCTGTTCGTGGTACGGATTTTAGTATGACCGTTGATGAACTTGGTAGAAGTTTGGTAATATTACTACCATCGCTACCTCAGTTTGGACCATCCGTAGTTGGATCCATAGAAGTTAGTAATGGTCTTGGAACGGTTGTATTAACAAAAGCATATCAAGCAACAATGGTAGCTTCTGTGGCGGTAATGCCCTCTGCACCAGTACTGCTTAGCTTTGAAGATGAGTCAAAGGTAAATAATATGTTGTTGATAGATACGCCAAAAAACGTAGTAGAGGCAGCAAAAGAAGCAAAGAAAGCACCTGTCCAAACTCAAAAGGCCGATGATGATGGTGGAAATAAAAAATCAAAAACAGAATCAAAATCAAGTACAACAAGCGTGGCACAGGCCGAAGCTACTACCGCTGCTACACAAGCTCAAGAAGAACCAAAGGAAGAGAAAGCAGGAACGTTGGATATTAATAAACTCGATCCAAATGTTGGAAACAAAATAATAGAAGCGTTGGATAATAAACCATCTACATCAACTGCATTATCTACTCCACTACCAGAGATTGTAGTACCAACAGCAACTGTAAATAATGGATTTACAACCGACGGAGTTAGAGCTATACTATATATATCTAATGGAAATAACGTAATATACTATACCTTGAAAGCTGATACCAATGCAACATTTAAGATCACGGACAAAGATGGTACAAAAGACTATCCGCTTAACTTTGGTAGTAAACTAAAAGTAAACATAATACAAAAATGAAGAAACATATACTAAAAATATTTGGGATTGGGTTGGTTATATTAACATCTTTAGTTGTATTAAGAATACAAGATCCATATCCCATAGAAGTTTTGCGTTTAAAAGGATTGGATTATTATCAACGTAGTCAACCAAAAGTAAAAAGTGAAAACATAATAATAATTGAAATAGATGAAAAGAGTTTAGAAACAAAAGGTCAGTGGCCGTGGCCAAGAAATGAATTGGCCGATGGTATCAAGAAAGCGTTTGAGAATGAAGCGGCGACGGTTGTATTACCAATCATATTTGCTGAAAAAGACAGAATGAATGGCGATCCTGCTTTTGTGGACATATTGTCCAAGGCTCCGGTCATAACTGCACAATCCGCGTCGGTAAAAGGTAAAGGTGTACCAGTTCCAAGAGGACTTGCTACAATCGGCGGCGAAGCGAATGGGTGGTTATATGATTACCCAAATGCTATTGGACCAGTAAAAGAAATAGGAGAAAATAGTGCTGGTGTAGGAATGTTACTAACAGCACCAGAACTTGATGGTGTTGTAAGAAGACTACCTCTTGTTGTACAAGTAAAAAGTGAAACATATCCAACAATGCCGCTTGAAATACTTCGTGTGTTTGGTGGTGAACAAAGTTATCAAGCTAAGATAAATGAAGCAGGAGTTCAAGCAGTAAGAGTAAAAGGTTCCACACCAATCAACACAGATGCCAATGGCAGAGTATGGGTAAACTTCAAATATAAGTTTGATAGCGTCTCATATACAGACAATGATTGGAGTAAAGTAAAAGGAAAGATTGCTGTTATTGCTCTTACAGCAGAAGGTTTGGCAAATACGGTAGCAACACCAGTGGGTACAGCATATGGACACGAAGTAAGTATGCAAACATTACAAATGCTTGTAGATGGAAATAGATTAGAAAGAAAAGCAGAGTTTGATCTGTATGAATTGGCAGCAGGAATATTTGCTGGATTGATTTTGATAACAGCAGCGGCATATCTTGGATATGTTTATAATGGAGTTATTGTAGCAATACTACTATCAACTCCATATGCCATCGGGTTTTATCTGTTTAATACAAAAGGTTATTTGGTTGATTATACTTGGCCAACACTTGGACTATTTCTACCTTGGGTCGGTGCTATATTTATGAGATTTGTGATGGAGTTTAAATTAAAACAACAGATTAAGAAACAATTTGGAACATATCTTGCACCAGCACTTGTTGAGAAACTACAAAAGAATCCTGGTCTACTCAAACTTGGTGGAGACGAACGTGAACTATCTATTATGTTTACTGACGTTCGTGGATTTACAAGCATATCTGAACACTATGGCAAGAATGTTCAGGGTCTAACAATGATTATGAATCGTTATATGACAGCTATGACTCAAGCAATCTTGGAAAATGATGGTACATTGGACAAATATATCGGAGATGCTCAAATGGCTTTCTGGAACGCTCCATTGGACGACCCAAATCATGCCAAGAATGCTGTAAAAACAGCATTACAAATGCTAAAACGATTGGATTCATTCAATGAAGAAATATCTAAAGAAGGTGTTCCGGCTTTCGGAATGGGATTGGGAATTAATACTGGTGCTGTTGTCGTTGGTAACATGGGTAGCACTCAGCGTTTCGATTATACGTGCCTTGGGGACCACGTAAATCTAGCTTCGCGGTTAGAAGGTCAAAGCAAACCATATGGTGTAAGAATAGTTCTTGGACCAGAAACAGCCAAGCACGTACAAAATGATTATCAGTTATTTGAACTTGATCTTATTGCCGTCAAAGGAAAAAAAGAAGGTGTAAGAATATTCACGGTTCTTGAACATGACCTTGGCGTCGCTGAAAAAGCGCACGTATTAGTATCTCATCAAATGTTCTTACACGATTATAGGGAACAAAAGTGGGACAATGCGATTAAACATGCTAATGAACTAATGAAATATAACAAGGAACTAAAGAAATATTATGAAATGATGATTGAGAGAATAATGGAACTTCGTACTCAGAATCTTGACCCAAAGTGGGATGGAGTTTATCGTGCTACAAGTAAATAAACTTATTATAATAAATAATTATGTAAAAGGAGATAACCTATGAAAACAATAATACCTATAATCTCGTTACTGATGCTTACATCTTGTGCAAACTCACAAGGAGATGTATTTGGTCGTAAAGCTGACGCCGGTGCTTTACTTGGTACGGCTGCCGGTGCTATGATTGGTGCATATAATGGCAATGTTGCTAAAGGAGCATTGATTGGTGCAGGAGTCGGGCTAGCTGCGGGAGCAGTTGCTGACGCGAATGATGCTAGAACACAAAATCAACAAAAAGAAGTCGTTGTAGTAAATGCAGAACCTCCACGTGCGGCACAAGGCCAGTCAGAAGTTGTTGTAGTTCAACGTCCTATAGTCATAGAAGAACGTGTTTGGGTCGGACCAGACCTGTGGATATACTCATATCACGGTTATCGTGACCGTTTTGGACGCATTCACTATCGTAATCACGTTCCTTTTCACCGTCGCCCAAGTTGGGGAAGACGATAAAATTTGAAAAAAGTTATTGACTTTTGATTATTTTTCTATCATAGTACTATTTATATTCAACAAATGAATAGCACATCACATAAATCGTATACCAATACAAGCTCCAAGTGGGGTCGCTGCTTTATTGCACAACCTATATTCGGAGCCAATGAAGGCGATACGAAGAAGGGTGTGGCTTAGTAGGAGAAAAGTAAATTTTCCAACCTAAAAAGCCCCACCCTCGGAAGAAGGTGGGGTTTTTGTTTGGGAAAAATAAAAAAAGTGTTTAAAGTGATCGAAGTTCTTTAAAAAATCAATTTTTAGTGTTTAGAGTGATAGAAGTTCTTTAAAAAATCAATTTTGTTAGGTTAGATAGGTAAAAGCGCACCTTTAAGCGTTAAAATAGCCACCGGCCTCGATATATTTGAGAGGACCGTTTTGTGGGAATCAATACCAGCAAGTTAAGGCCAGGACAGTGATAGGGATAACTTGTTGTGAGGCCGAAGTGAATATATTGTTCTTATAAATAAAAGAGTGAAACAATAAGATGGGTAATCAATCCCGTTGAGTAACACTCTTTTAATGTTCCGAGAGATCATACAACCTCCACGCGGTTCGGAATGGGGTATATACACATATACGCAAATGTATGAATGTTTTTATAAAGTAGAGTATACTTATATTCAAACATAAATCAGTATGGACGAGAAAAACTTGTTAAAAGAATTCATGACGGGTGGTTGGATTGTTGCCCTCATAGGTGGATTAGGAATGCTTGCAAGAAGTTTGCTTGACGGCGTTGATAGAAGTCATAAAGAACACGCCAAGAGAATACTCGCCGCTGCTATATGTTCTTCCATCGCATGGTTCATTCTTGAACAAGTTGAAGTTAGCAGCTTGACAAAAGCTATCTCATACGGTATTGTCGGCGTTGTCAGTCCAGAAATATTACAAGGTGTTACGACATTGGCAAAACGATTTGCTAAGAAGCCGCAGGATCTTGTAAAAAAATAATTTTTGCGGTAGTAGCTCAACGGTAGAGCACCATCCTTCCAAGCTGGATGTTGCAGGTTCGAATCCTGTCTGCCGCACCATTTTGACCAGTAGTCTGGGCTTTGATTCGCTTATTAACAACAATAAGTGATGCCGAGTGTTAATCGGATGAGATGTTGTTTACCTACCGACAACCTTTACTGGTCAATCTATTTTGCGGGATTAGTTTAGGGGTAAAACGGGACTTTGCCAAGGTTCAGTCGTGGGCTCGACTCCCACATTCCGCACCATTTTTGTTCTATTTGATAATATTTATAGTTATATGAACCTACAAGATTTTTATAACGACAAAAACATTTCTAGACAAGTTAAGAGAGAGTTGATAACTGAAAATATTTTTGCCAAATTGGGTATTAATCTTGCCCAAAAAGCGACATCGATGATTAAGAAATACAGTCCAGAAAAGCTTCAGTCGTATTTTAATAAATGGGTCGATTCTCAAAATCAAGAAGGTACGGGATGGACACAAAAAATACCAGATTGCCCATGTCAATTAAAAGTCGCAGATGATAAAGCTGAAAATCCAAATCCAAAGGATTTTGAAGGACCGGATCCAATACAAGATCAGTCTTTGCATCCGGGAGCAAAATGGGAATTGAGAGGAAAAAATGGAGATGGTCAAGGGCAACAATGTTGTTACGATGCAACTGGAAAGCTTATGACACATGGATTTGGTGCAGGAACAGCCGATAAAGTTTCTCCAGCAAAAAGTGTAAAGGGGCATTTCCAAGCCGATGTATTGCCATTTTTTATTGCGTATGCGCTTGATGGAAATAAACACGGTAGAAACGTTGCAAAGTATATTAGTGTAAGACCTCCAAATACTGGAGAAAATTGTCCTCCAAACAAAGGGGCTAAAAAAGCTGCCGAGTAATTTACGTATGTGTGGCCCGAAATAGATAGGGAGGTCTCTGCAAAAGACATTTATGCTGGTGCAAGTCCAGTCACATACTCCATTTCGCATGTAGTTCAGTGGGTAGATCGGTGCCTCACTATGATGGCAAATGACGCCGCAAAAGCGTGATTAAGCACAGGCCGTTGGTTCAAGTCCAACCATGCGAATTTATTTATGGAGGTTTGGTGAAGCTGGTGCTCACAACTGTCTGAAGAACAGAAGAAGATAGTTCGATTCTATCAGCCTCCACCATTTTTATTGTCCCATAGCTCAGTTGGCAGAGCGGAATGCTGTTAACATTCGGGTCGCACGTTCGAGCCGTGCTGGGACAGCCATTTTTCATTGTAACAAATGAACGTGAGGGATACGATACACCCCTGTAGGTCAAGGTGCAGACGAATCTTGTGGAGAAACCACGGCACCATTTACGGGGATTGTGATGTAATAGTAGCATAATAGATTGTGAATCTATGTGAGACGGAGCATAACCGTCCATTCCCACCATTTTATGGATCATAAGCATAAGAAGTGATGCTCTCCGCTCTTAACGGTGAGAACACGGGGCAGTACCGTGATGGTCCACCATTTTCATATAGGCGTGGTATAATGGCTGTGCATCGCTCTCCAAAAGCGAATTACGCGGGTTCGATTCCTGCCGCCTATGCCATTTGAACAGAAACCTAGTTGTTTGTAAAACAGGAGCCGGTGTGATCGTAT